CACCGAGATCCAGGGCAGCAGCGCTGGAAGCGTTGCGGATCACCTGGGAGTTGGTGGCATAATCAGCGGCGGGCAGGCGGGTAGCCAGGCCATCGAATTCAGCACCAACGCTGTTGGAATCGCCGTTGACGAACAGAGCCTCGAAAGCCAGACGCATTGCGCGGGTCTTGGCTTGGATCTGGTAAGCGCGAGCCTCGGGACCTTCCAGGTCAACGATGGCGCGGTCCACCTTGATGTCACCACCGAACAGCTTCAGCGCTTCGCTGTGCTGCTTGACGGTTGCATAGCTCTCAGTGTAGCCATCGTTGAAGGCACGGAAGCCCACGTCGCCGAGGGACTCCTCACGCTTCCAGAACAGGCCGTTGCCTTGAACTTCGCGGAAGGGCAGGTTTTGCAGCAGAGGACCGGCAGCAAGCTCGGTCACAATTGCCAGTTCTTGGGGGTTAGAGGCGTGCTTTTTAGCCTCTGCAAGAGTAAGAGCCATTTCTCTCCTAGAAAATGATGAACATGAGGAAAGGTAAATCGCCTATTGAGCATCGCGCTCATTTAGCGCTAGACCCTCCCCGCTAGGTCATCACAACCAGGTCAGGGCTGGGTACTTCACCTTAGAATACCAATCTTGTAAAATTGACATTAAAAAACCGGCCGAAGCCGGTTGTAACAACTCAACCGAATGCTCGCAAGAACATTTCGTCTCGGCTGAGATTGCTCAGGTCTTCAGCAGTCATACCGTTCGAGTCGGTGCCGCCATAGCCAATACCTGCTCCAGAGCCCTTGTTACCCTTAAAGAAGGTCCCATAAATTGGGTGAGTTTTCAGGGTAGACAAATAATCTTCAGGATTGATGCGCTTGCCAGAATCGCTATCAAGTACAGGATCACCACTTGCATCAATTACAGTTACATTGCCGTCAGACTCAAGACGGAACGTGGTTCCGATTTGATTAAACAGCATATCAAAGAACGATACGCCATCAGCGGAATCGGTTCTGCCGCCAGCAGAGAAGAATACCTTCTCAAGTGCATACCGCTTGCGGAACTCTAGCAGTTCGCGCTGTGCGGAATCAGCTTTCTTGACTGCCTCTGCAGCTTGGGCTCCATACTTTTCTTCGAGCAAAGCAGTACGCTCATCTGCGGCAGCCTTCTCTCGTGCTGCAATAGCAGCCTCCTCCTGTAGTTTGCGATATTCAGCCGGATTGATCTCTGCAAACTTCTCCAGTTGTGCAGCTTTCTCTTTTACCTCTTTCTCGTAGATCTTACGGGATTCACGTTCGGCTTTTAGAGCCTTCAGCAAATTGGTAACTTCTTCTTCCGTGTAGCGCTTCCCATCTTCTTCAATGGGCGCAGTACTCTCGGTACCAGTAGATGCACTCGTCTCAAGTGCTTGCTGATTTTCTTCGGGCATTTGGAGCAGGCGTCACGCCTAAATTGCGCGTTAGTATGCCTATAACTTCTTATATTGGTCCTTAATTTTTTTGAGCATTTGCTGCTGTTTTGTTTTCTTCTTTGCTTGCATCCGAGAAATTAACTGCACCAGTCTTAGCTTCTCTTGAAGATACGAGTCATTGCTCATGGCTTTAGATCGGCGGGAGGGACGCCAAGCTCTAGTAATTGCTTTGTATAGTTGCCATCCCAAGCAGTATTTGCTATGTAATGCATCTGAGCTAATCCAAGGTAAAGCGGATGTTTGAATTTTGCTTCGCTATTTTTTTTTGGATCGATTGGCTCGGAATTTCCAGCAATCAAGCTCGGTGGCCAAAGACGATTATTCGATAGTTTTGTTTTTAATTTGTACGGTCTGAACAATTGTGCTTTTGATTGACTTAGATATGGATCAGTATAAAAGGGATCATTGTCATAGTTAAACTCAGGTATATTGTAAGGAGTCCAGGATCCAGTGAAACCGCTCGATACCCACTTGACGCCATCGACAAGCAAATCTTCATATTCATTATCTACTGGCTTTTTGTACTCTATGAATTTGAATTCTCTGTTATTTTTGGGCGTATTCCGCAGCACTTCCCTAACGGCGGAGATTTCGGTTTCATAAAATCCGGAATCGTACTCAGACTCAATAAGAGACGGGTTCTGGGAATGATAATATCGCCGCCCAAAGATGTACTGCAAATAGTTTTCAATGTAATCTTCTTGTTCCTGATCAGTTAACCAGAACCAAGAGAACAGATATTTTGCAACCCGATATGTCAAAGATATATTGGGATTTGAATTAATATCCGATATAGATCTAAACCAGGAGCCAGTCTCACTGTTTGGCGCCATAAATCTAATTTGTCCATAGTTAGAAGTAATAGGACCGACATCCCATGAATCATTATTATCAGCCGCCCAACTTCCCCTCCCTAGATGGTTGTACATCTTTAAATCGTTCATCCCCTTGTCTATGTAGTCATAGGCTCCTGGGTTTAAGCCTTGAAGGTAATGAATTGGGAATATGTCATAATCCTTATTGACAAAAACACTAAAGAAATCATAAGGCATATTATCTTTGTCTGTCTCAAATATAGCAAATAAATTCTTGCCCCATCCAGGGCATTGTGCATCCGGATTCGCCCACCAGTGAACGTCCGGCTGGTACACAAAGTTTTGGTAACCCAAAACAAAATCATCTTCCGTAAGCACGTCATCGTAATAGCTGTGCATCGGATATTCCCAAGTAAACCATGGGAAATACGTATATGGAGCAGCGTCCGGTGCCCTTTTGTCAATAAGCTCCCCCAGTTTATCAGGGACCGCTATTTCCCTAGCTTTTTTATGATTTACAACAAAAGCCCATTTCTCAGAAACCATCTCAGATCCACGACTCACCCAAGTGCTAGAGTATGGGACCAAAGCTGCAAGTTCCGCTTTTGTTAATATTTTTGTCGAATCACCTGGATCCATTATCCAGTAATATCCAGTGATTGGCTGCCATCCCGTTTCTGGTCCGCCTGGATACTTGTAATAAACTTTCGAAATAACATTATATTTATTTATGTCTTCTGGATCCAGGACTAGTTCATATGGGCTAGGGCAGCCAAGCCTTTGTGTTGTATAAACTGTATAATGCAGGGTCGACTTGCCTGCAATTATAGAAGTCTTGTTGTTTACAGGCATTCCTACGTAGAAGTGATTTCCTTCTCCAAGGTCAGTGCCATTGCTCAACGTGTCAAGGACGCCGATAGGAACCATCTTTCTGGTCCGACCAGAACCGGAGCTTAATTCGTCCGGGAAATACAAAGGCCAACAAAAATTATCAGGACAAAGACCAGGCGTAGGATTCTTCAAATAGACCGCTGGATCATAGGGAACGACTACAGCGTCATCCGGGATGCTATAAACTGTACCAAAAGAACCCTCGTAAACTTGTATATAATGCAAATAGCCGACAAAACTTGTAACCCCGCTGGGGACTCCTGAGCAAAAAGCTGGCTTACTTCCGCCGCCCTCGATAATATGCGTAGCCCAAGATGTACCATTTCCGCTTCCTACGCTGATCTGGAACCTATCAAGGTCGCTACTTCTCATATCATAATCTATATTGTCTCTATAGGTCTGAGTGTTAGCAGTGTCTTGGCTCGGACATAGGGAACGGAAAGTATGGTCAGTAAATATCCAATGCCCACACCCTTTTGATTTTGGACCGACAGGCCTTTTCTTGCCCTCCTCCGGATCTCTGACAGCCCCTTTCTGATTATCTTCTTTTGTTGCCGTTTCTTGCAGCTCTAATTCTTCAGCAGCCTCTTTTGCTACTTTCTTATCGTTTTTCTTTTCTGCATATTCCGCTCTAGTCTCGGCCTGTAGCGATTTCGCAGTATCCAGTAATTTATCAGTTCCTTCGATCTTGACAGTTATTTTTGTTGTCATAAATGCAACTTAGTCATCTACGATTAACTGAATCCTGTATGTCATTACTTGACCTGGCGCAATTGTAATCGTAGGAGATTCAGTTAAAACAGAATGTGGGTAAGTAGTATCGGCATAAGTTTTAACTGTACCAACACTGACAGCAGAACCAATATCAGCATTGACTTTGGTAAAAGTAAAACTCGTAGTAGTAGGCGCATCTAAGACAGTATAGACGCCATCATACACAGTATTCGTAGCACCAGAGATCACGACTTCGTCACCGGCAATTAAGCCATGGGCGGATGCTGTTGTAACGGTAGCAACATCAGAAGAGATCTCCGTATATGTAATAGTATTAGAAGAACTCTCTTGTTGAACGGCGACCACTACTGTATTGTAAGTGAACCCTACACCTGCCGGGGTCGAAGAGAATTCGGCATCAATAAATCCGCCGGTCGTGTCGATGCCACCTAGTTCATAGCGAGTGTCGGTTGTATCATACGCGCCAATATCGATAATCTCTTTATAGTCAGCGTAACCATTGCCTGTAATGGCTAATGTTTGCCAAGTTGCCGTAGGAGTAGAGCTAGTGTAACTTTCGGTTCCAAGCGTAGCGAGGAATACCCGAAGGCGCTTCCCTGCATATGCAGATAAAGCAACACGCTCAAGCTCTTTGGGACTAAAGGAAATTGTTAACGCCATAATTAAGCAATTGTCAGAACACCGTTGGTCTGATCAAGGTCAACAACTACCGTCTCTGTAGCTTGCAGCGTCACAGAAGCACCATAATCCCACCAGCCAATTAATTCCTTGCCAGTACTTGTGGAATTATATAAAACAGCATACCTCAGAGGGCCAATCGTACCTCCGGTCGCCGTCCAGGTCGGTGGATCTTGTAAGGTTAATTTATAAGTTCCGCTAGTTTGTGCGCTGGAAGTAAAAGCAGCAGTTGCACCGGTCAACGTATAACCATTACCAGCAGCAATCTCGGCGGGGCCAGTAGTTCCAGTAACGCCATCATACGCAGTATGGGTGCTCGCATTAGGAGCGGTATTCGTAAGATATATTTTCAGAACATCGCTCGACAGATTGTGCTTCTTATGAGCTAGGTCCTCCACAAAGCTGTGAAATTTATTAAAGGCAGCCATTGTAGTTCAAAAGCCGAGCTAACAATGCGCTAGTGTTCCAAGGATTTTAAATGAAATCCATCTGCACAGCGATCTGATCCGTCAGAACACTACCAGGGGTACTACTGCAACTCGAGCCAGCATTGTCTGTCCAGGAATATTTGCGCACACCAGTCGAGCCAGTCACTATATTCCTCATGGAACCTTGGGACGCGTAATTAGTTTGATTCTGTGAGGTGCAACTTTCCACTACGAGAGAATTCGTACCGTTCCATGTGAACGGTTCAGGAAACTCTATTGTTAGTACTCCAGTCGTCTCAGCTTTTGTGAATTCAACCGTTGACGCATCTGAATAAACCGTTGTCCTTGTGGTCCCCGATACTGGATCCACATTCCCGGAGGTGTTAGTGGCAGTCGTATGGAACAATCGAATGTTCATTCCTAAAATGGAATAATTTGGGCTGATAGCTCCAGTTATATACCATCTAAGTCTTACGATTCTGCCTCCTGCACGGGCGCCATTTGCAAGCATAATCGTTGGACTGTACAGGGATATGTGAATATTTCGCCTGTATCCAATATTAATCGGGGAAGCCTGGCCAACACCAGTCTCTGTCGTACTTGCCCAACCATAAGAGAACGTGCCTGGTACTGCCACAGAGGCAGCGCTAAAGCTAGTCACAAAAGAGCCAGTGTCGCCAAAAAGCTTAATAGGCTTAAGCGTCGCCGACGAGCCAACCAAGGAAAGACTTCCTTTTGCAGCAATCACAGCTCTTGTGGGGCGAATTGTAGCATCTTGACCGCTTGCTGACAGCGCAAGCGATGCTTTTTTGAACTTATAAGTCCTGACAGACGTAGATTTAACTTTTCCTACTAGGCTAACATTTTGCAATCTAGGTTTCAGGCTATAATTAAATCTGTATAACTCAAAATATGTCCGAAGCAATGCCACCCTAACAACCGTTTCATTATAAGGCAAGACCAAAGACGGAGCTTCGAGTTCTATTTCGTATACGGGATCGTTCCTTTCACTTAAAATTGATGTAAACAATAGACACAAATCTGGATTATCGACATCAAAATCTTCAGGCAGATCGGCGGAATCCGCAGGGATTGGCGTAAGATTGATCACCTCAGCGGGTGCTGGCGGCAACTGAGTCACCGTAGGGGCGACAGGGAACCAAATCTCTTCTTGCGGTGGAGCACAATTATCGCTAGCCGAACGCGATACGAGTACCCTGAGTCTGCTGATAACACTTACGTTAGTGATGCTCATTTTGAACCCACGCCTCCCCAGAAGAGAGCATCGCAACTAGCTATGATTCCTTGTGAATCAAACGCCCAACTCTGGGCGTTTGTCATGTACTGACCAACAAAACCATTTAAGTCTATATGAATAGGCGAGAATGGATAGCTGGGCATGTCTTCAGCTTGTATCTGGATGCTAACTCCTTTGTTTGAACCAAGCAATAATCTATTTTGCAATCTTCCATATCTTTGAGCCTTGAAAGGCGCATCTGAGGAGGATGAACTGTATCCGGCTTTGTAGCTTCCAAATATAACATCGTCCGAAGCATATGGCATTTGAAATTCCACAGCAGAAGAGCCCATGCCGGAACCTATTACATATATCAATTCAGAACTCTGTCCAATAGGCGCTCGTCTAGCATATGTTTCTGTGATTCGCTTTTTCTGAGACGGTCTTCTCTGTAGTCCAAATTCCCGTTCTGTTCTGATTTTTGTCTCTCCGCCATATTTAACCATTTCTTTTGCATCGTCAATAATGCTTAAAACAGAATCCTCATATGGATTAAGATTTTCATATTGACCAACCTCCTCGGCTCTTCTTCCTATTGAATAAGCTCCCTCTGGTGTTTGCACATAAGGAATATATTTATCAATCCTGGTCTTTGTTATTCCTGCCGCTGGGTCTTTCTCATAATACGTGAATTGTCTTGATATTGTCGTTCTGGTTGTTGGTAATTCTTGAATGTTTTTGAACCATTTTTCGGCAAATCCGCACGCTTGTACAATATCAGCAAGAGGGCCAGCCTCCCATTGCTCCTCTATTAAAACTTCAGAATAATCTTCTGGCTTTTCTTTGGGTGGCTTACATTCGTCTGGTTTACCTCGAGTTACAAGACTAGATCTTTGCTGTCCATAAAAAGCGTAAGGCGCACCATCCCCGAGATCTTCTTCCCACCAAAAGGCCCCCGATCCATTGTTCCAGCTAGTGCTATTGGCATACGTCCACCAAGTCGCTTTCCATGTCTGCGCAATTAAGCCATTCTGAGCCTCGAATCGGTACAGCGCTCTATCCCAATCATCATAAACAGTTCTTGTTGATGTCCATGGCACATACTTATATTCATCTCTATGTTTAACGTTTTCTTCGTCTGTCCACTCATCGTAAACTATAACTTCATCGGGATAAGATTCATCTAGTTCCCAATTTCTTCTGTAAATAAACTCCGGATCTTTATCTTCTTCATTCGGATCCGGCGGATTAAGCTGAACAGAGCTATACGATACGGTTACCGCATCGCCCGGAATATCGCTGGAACTAGTAGAAGATATATCGATTATCTTGTCTCTGTTTAATACTGGACCCCTACCGCCGGAGCCATTCAGATTAACTATCCGCAAGCTGCCAGCAGAATCGATATGTCCAAAATATCCTTCACTCTTCAATAAATCACCGATGATTGCCACGTATCCAGAGCTATAGTCAAATTCGTCATCAAGAAGGAAAGAATTGGTCAAAGGATTACTTGAATAACCAAGCCTCAAAGCTCTGCAACAATTAGCAAAAATAACCCTGGCGCTAGTGTAAGGAGGAATCCGGTAAGATTCCTCGCAAGAAAATTCAGGCTCAGGCAATGGCTCGGTCAAAGGCATTGGCTTCCTGTCCTGGTAAAGTGTTAATGTACAGCCAAGCTCAACCGATGTCTGCTGTCTCAGCGGGTCAGCAAAGCTACTTAGGACACGTAAATACCTAGGGATTCTGACAGCCTTTCCCTTTTTTAAATAAGCAAGCTCAATGACATCTCCAACTGCTAATTTATAAAGACCAGCCAACACAATGGATCCAGAAGTAAAAACAAGACCAGCATCTGGCAAATAAGAATCGCTAACTTCCCCGCTTATTAGTTCTCCAACACTGGAGACAACTTTTGCTCGGATATCAATGGTCATTTTACTTTTGCTCTCTGTAGCGAAACAATATAGATTGTCTGGGGAGCACCTGATACAATCCGACGCTCAGCGCTTGCGGTTGGAACGCTTATAGGAAACCAATCGCCTGCGCTAGGGGTTCCTCCTTCTATTGTAGTTTCAAACCAATTTCTTATCGCAGTCCAGCCGGCTTGGTCCGTTTCTCCTTCGATATCTTGGACTTCAACTGCCTCAAATGGACCGCTGATGTACGATTTACCAGATGCCGTCAACTCCATTGTTGGCACAGACTGGAACGTGTCGGGTGGTTTTTTCAGTGTCAAAACTGCCCCGTTGATTGTTATTGTGCCCAGATCAGGAGGGATGTCTCCCGCTCCCCCACTGTCGATATTCGACGCCACAAGGACCGCCAAGGCCTGTGCAGCATCAACGAGTTCTACTGATGCAGAAATATAAGACCCCGACTGATCAGGATCCCCCTGAGGGGCTCCTGAGAACCAACATGCAGCACTCCAACTTGTCCCGTTTACGTTGGCGCCGGATATTGTGACTGTAGTCCCTACACTATTGGTTACAAGGGGATCGTCTTCAAGGATTTTAGCATCCCTCCAAGCGTCGTATATCGATAGCAGCGACCCCCATTCTGCGCTGGTCAACAAACCAGTTACAGACCATTTCTTTGCAGTAAAACCTCGACGAGTATCTGTCTCGTCATAGCCAGAGGTTTGAGCAGTTAGGCGAGTAAAGCTGACACCTCCAATCGAAACAGTGCCACTTAAAGTTGTCGTTGCAGAAGAGCCTGTTGCTGTCGCTTTCAGTACAGCTAAAGCCTGATCTGCGTTTACAAGCTCTACGGATATCGCAATATAAATGCCGTCCTGTTCTCCTTGAGGAGCACTGGAGAACCAGCAAGCCGTATTCCAAGTAACTCCGCCAGCCCCAGTCCCGGAAAGGTTTACTGTTGTGCCAACATTATTTGCGATAACAGGATCTGGCTCTGTTATCCGAGTGTCACGCCATGTATCATATACTCCAAGCAGTGTAATCCACTCAGCAGGTGTGACTAATCCGCTTATCGCCCACTTCTTGGCTGTATACCCCCTAGGAGTCTCTGTTTCTTCGTAACCGAACGGTTGCGCCGTTAATCGATTAAAAGTAAACCCGCCAATCGAAATACTCATGACAGTCTGTTAATCATATTAACGTAAGCAGCGGGATTTGGATTTTTGACGTTTACCTGAACGTTCCAATCCTTGTTCACAAGCTTGTTAACAGCATGCGTTAGCTTTCCAAGCTGTATGGCTTGACCAGCCTGGTTAGCAGCGGCATTATTGTTCGTCTCAAGTAGGCCAGAAGCCTTCAGGGCCTGCGTAACTGCCCTTGCAATAGAAGCAGAGCTGGACATATTCGAGACAGCAGCAGAGACTCTTCTGGAGGCCCCTGAGGCCATCTTGACGCCATTGCCAGGGATGTCGAGACCGGCGGCTAAATGGGCAGGGATAACGGTGCCGCTCGAAGGTGCTCTCCAAAGAGCATTTCTGGGTTTGTTAATCATCGAGAGCCTACCACTGGCGGACAAGAATGCCTCCTTGCCAAGCTCGTTAACGCGATACAGGCTGCCAGAATCAACCGGACCACCTGCAAAGCGTCCTGGAGTCCCCACTACATTTACAGTAACTGTTGGATTCAGGCCGTCAAGATTAGACAGGGTTGAATAAATTGCGTCAGCTTCGGTGGATGCCGATTGCAGGCTACTGTTGAACGAAGAACCTGCAACGCTGGCTTCTTCTGCTGCTCCTGAGAAATTCGAGTCAGTAATGCCCTGAGCGCTGGTACTTGCGCCGTCCAATGCAGTAGCAAATGCGTCAACCCCTTCTGAGCTAAATTGCTCAGAGATGCCCTCTGCTGAACCCCTTAACTCATCAGCATTTTCCACCGCGCTCCCTAGCCCTTCTGCCGTTCCACCGGTTGCTTCTTCTAGGCTTTGAATGGATCCAGTTGCATAACCTACTTCGGTAGTTACTCCAGATATAGATTGGACTAGTCCATTGACGCTTTCAGAAGCAGCATTTACTGCGCCCGTCCAAGATTCAGCAATGTTGTCACCCGCTGTCGCTATATCTTGATTAACTAGGTCAACAGATGTTCCAATTGCCTCGACTGCCGTCGAAGTCCCGTAAAGACTGTTGTTGAGCTGCGCAGCCTGCTCGCTTCCGCCCAGCAGAGACTGCCCTATTTGCGCCGCACTGGTTGCTGCAGCCTCGGCTACAGGGGATAATCCGCCAAAAGTAAGGCCAAGTGCTTCCGCTGTTGCGGCCGCATCTCTTGTGCTGTAAGATACTGCCACAAGCTGGGCATTCATTTCACTTAATGTTTCTTTTTGAACGCCAAGAGAAGCGGCGGCAGACATAATAGCGCTTGGATTACCTTCTGCTAATGCCCTGTTGTATTCATCTTGTGCAACAGCGACTTGAGTCGTGGCCCAGTTTACGCCGTCAACTGCACTTTGATATTCCACGAATTTATCTCTAATACCAAGAATTGTTGAAGTAGCCGAACCTCCCCCCTGTACTTCCAGTTGTGCCACAACAGTCAAGGCGTCTGTGCTCTGCACAGCTTGCTTTGCTTGTTGTATAGAATTGTAAAGGTCAGTAGTTTCGAGGTCTGACCTAACTTGAGCAACAAGCCCAGCGCTTGGCTGATTCAAGGCAGATTGACCTTCCGCTAGGGTGGTATTCAATGAGTTAGGATCAATGTTAGCATTTACGTCAACATTAAAAGCTTGGTCAGCAGGAATATTCCTTACTTGATCTCCCAGAGCTTCGGCATTGCCAGCGGCTGTATCTAGACCCTGAGCAAACTGTCTTGTAAGTTGGATTGTTTGACCTCCAGCGCTGACGTAACCAGCGCTTTCTGTTACTATTCTTCTATAATTTGTAGCACCTTCGCTTATGTACGAATTCAATCCAAGCTGGGCAGCCTGAGCGTTTAATGTGTTTCTTTCTGCTGCTTGCTGATTTTCTAGAGTTTTTGTCTCTAGATCCTGTGTCTTAAGTAAAGTATTGTATCTGCTGACAGCAGAACTTACGCCTTTTTCAGCATAATCTACGTACTCCCCGGCTAAATCGACCAAATTACGAGCCGGTTCGTCGTCTGTCGGGTCTTCAGTGCCCTGCGCTTTCAAATAGTTCTGAAGAGCTACTTGTTCAGCAATTTTAGCCTCAGCAACCAACCGTTTTGCAGTGTCGATTGCTGCTTCAGCCTCGATCCTTTGACCTTGCTGCTTGAGCTGTAAGGTAGTTTTTTGTAAAGTTTGCTCTTCCCCAATCTTTGCAAGCTTATTTTGAATAGCTTGCTTTTCGATATCTCTTTCGTTTTCTTTTAGCTGCGCTATTTCTTCTTCTTTCTGTTTTATTACACCAGCGCCTGCTTTGCGCTCTTGCAGCGATTTCAGTTCTTCTTCTGCTGTTTTTATCGCAAAGCTGTTTCTGGACTTGACTACACCAAAGATCGAATCTTCTAGCGTAGCTCTTGATTTTGCAAAGTCAAGAAGCGCACCAGCATATTCGATTTGACTTGCGATATTCGCTTTGTCAATATCAAATTGGGCTTTGATTTTGACGATAACAGGGTTTTCTTCAATAAACTGCAGAAGTCCATCCAGGCCTTTGATTTTATTTTGGGTCTCTTCTGTTCCCTGCTCTCCAATTTTTGCAGTTGTCGTCTCTTCCTGGATTGTTTTTAACTGCTCTTTCAGGCCGGTAATTGTAGTAATAGCCTGCTCTTCACCAGAAGTCTGGAGCTTGGCGTCTACTACAATGCCTTTTGCAGCGGAATCCGCAATCAGTTTATCTCTTGCCGCCTCGAATTTTTTAATGTCCTCTTGGAATTTGTTCAGGGCGATAACTTCCTTTGGGTCAAGAGTCTTGCCGCTAGAAGCCGCCTTCTTCGTTAGCTCATTTCTGGTTTGTATTGCTTGCTGACGTAATGCATCCAGAGCTTTGACCTGACTTTCTACCTCCGCCTTGAGGTATGCTGCTTTTGACCCACTTCGGTCTTGGGCTGCGTTATATTCATCCAGTCTCTTGCGGGTGCCACTGATATCGCCCTGCAAGCTCTTGAAGCGCTTATTTAGCTCTGCTTTTGCTTTCAGTATCGCTAGTGCTGTGTTCATATCGGTCATGAACACAACGTCGACGACTACATCAAAGAAATCTCTCTTTCTGGGCTGCTCACTCAGTCTCTTTAATTCATTTGCAAATCTTTCTGCGTCATTTGTCGCATTAGCTGCTCCAGCACTGAATTGTGCAAATTCGGCCTTGATAGCCTTGAGTTGCTCGTCAAACGCTTCGCCTGCCTTAGTGCCATCCTCGCTGATTGTTTTGTATGCGTTATACGCATAAGCAACCGGGACCATGGCTGCGGCAAGAGCAATGGCTCCGCTGGCGCCTATCTTAAATCCGCCTGCTGCGCCTTTGCTGGCAGCTTCAATACCATCCAAAGAGGCTTCAACCCCTTTGTTTGCGATAATATTCTTGGCCGCAGCCATGGAGGAAAGATTGCCTGCATTTGCTTCTATTACCTTTGCCCTAGCAGAAGCAAGCGCTGCCGCCTCAGTTTTTTTATAGCTAGCAGCTACGGCGAAATTGGCCGCAATGTTTTTCCCAAAAGTAGCAATTGCGGTAACAGTACTAGCTATTGCAGTGCCAATACTCTTGACAAAACCAATTATGGATTGAGCATTTAATATAGCAAACGACGCGTTTAAACTAGAAATAGCAGTAAGGACTTTGGGAATCGCGGTAATCGCAAGTCCATACAAGCTCTTTGCGAGCACACCCGTGATTACAAGTGCAATCCCGCCAGCTACTACCTCAACGCCGAATAGCTTCTTAGTGAACTTGTCAATGGCATTGGCCGCCGCAAATATCGGCTCTACAATTTTCCCAACTGCAATTACAGCATTGGTAAATGCCGTAACAACAGTAGCCAATGTAGTGGCCAGATTGTTGATGATATTAATTACAAATTTTGTAGACTCAAGACCTCTTAAATTCGCAATAAAATCAGTTACCGCCGCCTGAACCTGGAGAAAAGCACCAAGTAGTGGCTGGAACAGCCTGGCAAATCCCTCAAGATTTAATTGATTAAGGGTAGCAAGCTGGTTTTTAACCTGTTCGATTGTCGCCTGGCCGCGTGCCAGAGCCATGACAGCAGAAGTCGCTGAATTACCCAGGCCGCCAAAATAAGTCGATGATTTCCCAAGTAAAGGTATAACGTCTATCAAGACTTGGCTGGTGATCTCGCCGGCTTTGACCATCTCGCCAAGCTGCGAAACAGTTACCCCAATAGCATTGGCTAAATCAGTCTTGAAAGCAGGATCCGCTTCAGAAATCTGCTGAGTCAGCTCTTCCGCCATCAGCTTCCCTTTACCGAAAGCTTGGATGACGCCATTCATCACTCGTTTTGACTTGTCGGCACTGAGGCCGAACGTTGCAAAACGCGAAGACAGCGCACTGGTAATTTCGCTAACGTCATCCATCGTGCCGCCACTGGCCAGGATAACAGGACTTAGCTGGGTAAAGCCTTCTCTGACAGTCTTTAAGTTAACGCCATATTTCAGTGCAATAGCAGATGAATCCGCAAAGACTTTAGAAATATCTGCGGGACCGGCGCCAATGCCTTTAAATGTTAGATCAATCTGCTGGATATCATTTAAAGCATTGGAAAGTGCAATGATTGGAGCAGTTAATTGCCCAACTACAATCGATAAACTTTGAAAAGTATTAACAATCTCGTTGAGCGCTTTACCTGCGCCAACAATAGGACCAAGGTTGAACTCTGCCTTGATCTTTTGCCAGAAGCTGCTGGCGCTGGCAATTTCAAGTTCTCTACTTAAAGACTTAACCTTTTGGTTTGCAAGATCCCATGCAGGGTTGATTCCATTAACCTTATTCTTTAAATCATCGGCAGATTTACCGATCTTAGCAATAGCATCTCTAGCTTGCTTCGCCTCGTTTACCTGTTGCCGTAGTCTTGTTACGCTACCCTCTTGAGTTTTATTGGCTTGAGCTAAAGTTTTATTCCATTGATCCGTTATGCGACCAACTTCTTGTATCTCTGATTTTAATACCTTGACTCCCCTATCGTCCGTGGTCGTTCGAATTATAAGCTCTTTTGTGATTGGCGGCCCGCCAAGCGCCTTCTGGATTGTGTCAGATAACTCTTTCGTCTGACTCTTAATATCGCTCGTCCAAAGCTCAAAATACCTTTGAGCGGCGTCACCTGCAATATCTATCCTATATCGCAGATCGCCTTTGGACATCTGGATTCATAAGCCTAGTCTACGTTTAGAGTGCCGAGCAAAGTCAATGTTTCCAATAAAAAAGGCCCCCATTTGGGGGCCGATAATCTGAACTAGACTCAGGCGTTGGCGTCCAGGTCGATGCGATACGGACCATAGCCCTGGAGGGTCGCTTCCCAGGACACAATCGAACCAGCCTCGATAGATTCGGTATAGCCGGTCAGAGTGCCATAACCATACACAGTCTCGTCGGTACCGGTAGGGCCACGACGCACGAACTTCACACGCAGAGCGTCAGCAACGGTGTTCTGCTCGGTCAGACGCAGGATCTGATAGCCAGCATCCTTGAAGTCGGCCACACCGGCCAGGGACACGCTCCAGGTCTTGGAGGTAGGGATGCTCAGGTTGAAGCCCTTGGTGT